AAAGTATTGATCCTTTAAATCCCACAATCTAATTTTATTAAACCATCTATAAAAGAAATCTCTTGAAGCCTTGTTGCCCCCATCCAAATAAATTTCAGAATTAGCAAATTCAGCCATCACATCTATAGAATTTCTAAAAATTGCTACATTTGCATAAGCCTTCTGACAAAGTTCAATAGCTTCTCTTACATTAACGCCATCAGAAGCATATTCGTAAGGCAATAATCCAGATCTGATGCTGCTGAATCTATTTAATACGGGAGATAGTGCAGACCTATTTACTCTAGAAGAATTATTCCTATTGTCCGAATTTCTAACTGAATCTCCACCTCTTGAATAAGAGGCGTCAGAAGTATAGAAAGGTTCTCCAGCAGCTATTGGAGGAACTGAAACGCTCATTGAGCCTTGAGAAATTTGAACCTGCTTTGGAAAATTTTTTTTCTTAAAAGAATTCCAATATTCAGACTTTTTATTATATTTCCTTTTTTCGGACATACGTATTATTACACTTAAAAGTTAACTTTAAAGTTACTTTATAAACATTGGCGTAAATGTTAAAGGTTTTTGAACATTTACCTTCATCATATCGTAATAAACGTTCATCATCCAATTGGCTAAAATCAAAGCTGAATAAGAATCTTTTCTTGCTCTATCTGGACCTTTTTGACCTTTCAAATTTGGAGGTAAATCAAAAGTTTGAGTTCCATTTGCGGTAGTACTTGGTTGAATGAGTGCGCACTCAGCTTTAGTCAAATCAATCATATCTTTTTGGTGCTCTATGAAGTCAATCATCTTCGCGCCAGAGCCTTGTTCCTCTTCAATACGAAGAAATTTAATCTGTTCTATTGGAATTGATTTAGATCGTTGAGAAGAGTAATCGTCATTCATTGCTGCACCAGCAAAATAAATTTTTTTATGATCAAAACTTGCTTGCAGTAATTCATTTGCATACCTAATCCATCCAGAAGATGGTTTTCTTAAATGGCATATTCTTTTTTGAGATAAATTATATTGATTTTTGCATTGTTTTATTGCTTCATGATAATCTGGCAAATTTTCAAAGTCTGCATCGAAAGTTTCTATCTTAATCTTATTTGTTTTGAAAAGTTCACTTTCATTTGCAGAATTTAAGAATTGAACACCGCCGTTATAGTCACCAACAATACAAACAATATTAAAATTATTTAATATATAATAAAAATAAAATATATGCTCCTTTAAAGCTGTTCCAGCAAGAGCATAACTATGCACAACGGTTCCAGTCCCCTTTTCTTCATTCAACTTTATAACTTGCATCGCAAAATCGTCAGATCCTTCTGATTCTGACCAAGATGGATCGAACGAAAGTATGTATTTAGCGCCCGATTCTCCAGCAACTTCTACACACTGACCTTCTCCATCTGGAATTGTGCAAGTTATCATTTTGCTCACTTTAAAATAACCACTGCTATCATCAGTAAAAACTGAACCAAACTCTCTTTGAAACTGCGAATCACTCATGGTAGCTTTTGCTTGCTGCAATAGGCTGGCATCGTATAATTGAGTTGGAGCACAATCATAACTAAAATGCATCACAACTCTATGAGCTTCATTTTTCTTATCTTCATTAAGTATAAGCCATTCATATTGCTGGTATAATTTATATAAGTATTCAAACTTATAACTAGCGGAAGAAAGCCCAATAATTTTATTGTTTGGCCACAAAGTTCTATCATCTTCTGACATTTTTTTTTCAGCAATCATTTTTGATTCTATATCAAATATTTTTTGTCTTTCTGTTGGGTTTTCAACTACCGAAAGAAACGGAACAATAACTTCATTATAAATTTTTTCTGGCATAAGCAAAAATTCATCAATAATCATTCTCTGAAAACGAAAACCACGAAGCTTTTCACCATCACCTAATGGAAGTGCGGTAATGCGAGATCTTCCAATCTCCATAAACCATTCATCATTGCCCCTAGAAACCCTATTAATTGCTTCTGCAAACATTGGAGCTTTAACGCTTTTTGAAATGTCTTCAATTTTTCTAAAAATCATTTTCGCCTGCCTAAAAGATTTAGATATAATTCCAATATGAACTCCTTGGTGCATTATTGCATCAAGTATTGCAAAAATACCCGTAGTAAAAGATTTGGAAAGACCACGACTCCAGATTCCTAAAAAATAATCTGTATTAAACATCGCTTTAATAGCCATGTGCTGAAATGGAAACAATTCAACTCCAGTAAGTAACTCAGAAGCAAAAGAAGGATTTTCTCTCAAGAATTTATATAATAAAATTTTAGCTTCCTTTTCATCCAAGAAGCCTTCCTTACCAAGAATCAATTTATTAATATCTCGATTTTTATTTCTGCTCTTTTGTGTTCCTATTTCCCAACTCATAATTCTTTTTCGTTAATGAAATATTGTAAATCAACATTCCAAAGTTTTTTTCCATAAAATAAGATCTTTGGAATTAAATTTTCGCTGTTTCTTCTATTTCCAGAGAAAACAAACTGACAACAATCTCTATATTCATGTTGCAATATTCGCATATTATGATAAATATATTTCATGTTTGCTTTGTGAGCGGATTTTTTATTTGATTCTTCTAATTTTTTTAAATCAGATTCAATTACTACAAATAAATAACAATCCATTGCCCTGCACCTATCTAATTCCCTTTTAAATCTAAGAAAATTATCTTTGCTTAAGGTAGATTTAAAATCTCCTTCAGATTTTCTATCGACAAATGTATAATCAAAATGATCTTGAATTGCGTAATCACCTACATCAAGTTTTCTAACAACTTGATTATTAAAAAATAAAGGTTCTTGTTCTCTAGTGTCAGTTAAGATAGTAAAATCTTTAATTAAAGAGTTATCCCAGAAAGTATCTGGAATTTTTGCATTAAACATTGGCTTCGCATCAATTTTCTGACAAGCAAACGTATAACTTTTAAAAAATTTTTTATATATACTTATGCTTGGAAGCATGCTTGTATAAAGTTCGATTTCATTTGGTGCAAAAGTCAAATTTCGACTTTTGATTCTAGTTTCAAGTTTGTCTAATATATAATTTTTGACAGTTTCTTGATTAGCCATCGAACACCAAGCGTAAACTTCATCCACAGTATTAAAATCATACTCAAAATAAGATTCTTTATTTTTAAATGGAAGTAGTTCATTTGTTAAAAGATTTCTACGTGAAAAATGCTTGACAAAATAGTCATGTAAATAAATTCCATGTTTTTTTATATGTGCATGAAGAGATCTCTCAGAATCAAATTCTTGTTCACACTCTAAACAGTTAAATGACATCTTCTTTTGAGATTCCTAAAACTCTAGCTTTAAAAGCCGCCATTCCTTCGAGGCGATCAGCTTCTTTTGATATTAATTCTTTTTGCATTTCAGCTATTCTAACCATATTTTTGCGTTCCTCTTCTTCTTGAAACATTTGAACCAAGGAAAGGATGGAAGCATTTTCCTTTTGTCTGCTTTTCATTCTTTCTGCCCTATCACCTTGTAATTTTTTAGTTAGATTTTCAATTCTTCCTTCGCATTGATGATATTCACCACTTTTTGCTTTAATGATTTCTGCTAATTTAACAGTCATTTCATTTTGGTCTTGTGCATCTTCAAATAAATCATTTAATTTATTCAAATGCTTGCTTATTACTTCAAGATTAATAATTTCTTTACATACATTCATGTATAAATTAATTTCGTCCGCAGTTAAATCTGGTTTATCCCAAGTCAAGCGAATGAATTCCTCTTCAAAAAGATTGCGATCATCTTTGGAGGTATAATTATTCATTATTTTAACAAATCTAGAATTCGAAAGATTAATTGACATCTTGTCTAAACAATTTTTCTGATTTCTAGACATCTTTAATTCCTCCAATTGAAATCCAGTTGAATCAAATACTTTTTTAATTAATCTTGGATAAGATTTAGGTGGGCTATATTGCGTCAATAAGCCGCTTTCTTGACTTGGCACAAAATCTTCGTTAACTGTACGTATATGTTCTAAAACAGCCCTCTGTTCGGCTCCTAGCTTCTTTACCTGCCTATCTGGGAATAGAAGTTCTGCAATTGCAAACGAACTCATTCCATTTTCAGCAGACTGCATAATAAAATGCTTGTTTGCCTCAGTTAATTCGACTGCATCTACTTTTTTGTGCTTTGTAGTTTTATATTCAAGCTTATTCCTTACGAGAAAAGCTCTAATGAGTTTTCCTTCGATTGATCTTCCATCGAGATCCTCATTATCAAAAACTTTTTTAGTTAAAAGATTTAAATCTTTAACTAATTTATAATTATTTAATATAAATTGCTCTTGATCAAAGCTTAAGCTTAATCCCTTATTCTGATCCATAAAAAATATCTTTATTTTTTAAAATCTCACTAGCCTTTTCCCTGAATAATTTTTTTAAGTTTTTTATTTGTTTATATCCAATCATTCTGTTTTTTTCTGTCGTTTTGTATCCCATAAAACGAGCCACTTCTTCTTCATCTTTCTTTTCAAAGAAAAGCATTACATATGCATTGTACTGTTTGATGGTTAAAACTTTTTGCATTTCACTATTCAACAAATCGACATTATCAAACGAAAAAAAAGAACTATCGATAGTTTCTTCTATTTCTTTTTTATGATTCTCTAGCGGCAGTGGCATTTTTAAATCATATCCGCTTTTCTTTTGCTTTTCCCACTTTGCATATATGTTGCAAAAATTATTTTGAATTCCATTTGGAGAAATTAAGCATTGGTCTTCACCTCCATTATGAGGGCAATTCAAACAAGGTCTAATGTAATTAGTATAATTATTCCTAATTAAATTTTTAAGTTGATTCGCTATTATTCTACCTATCCAAGGCTCAAGTGGTTTTGATTGATCCCACATGTTCCATTTTTTATATATATGCAATTTTATAATTTGAGAAACATCATCAAAATCCATCCAAGTAATGGCGGTTAATTGCCATTTGTTTCTTTTTTTATTTATAGCTTTAGTTACAATGTCGCATTTTTCTTCAAATGTGAATTTTTTAATTTGATTTTCGCTCATCAATTGCCTCGTTTAAATTTTGGCGACTGCCAGCTTTAAATGGCTGTTGATTATGAACACCATTCATTAAATCAGACATTTTTACTGTTCTTGCTCCAATTTCAGAATTAGAAATATCAACTTCAATATTTCTTATTCGTGGAACTCTTGTAGAATTTGAGAAAAAAGATTCCGAATCATTATTCAACTCTTCATCTTCATTAATTTCTTCAATATCTAAGCTAGGTTTGCTTTGAGCAATAATTTTTGAACTACTTTTCCTCCCAGAAAAAGATTCGCCGCATTTTGAGCAAAAATTTGGAGGAGAAAAATTATATTCAGCTTTTGAGCCACAGTTAGAACAGAATATAAATGCCATATTTTCTACATTATAATCAAATGAGAAAATATATTTTAAATAAAATTAAGAATTGGATTTTTCTTTGTCTTTTTCTTGTTGCAATTTAATTATGATGAATTTTAAAATTCCACTTCGATAAATATCGTTATTATCGAACTCAAAACAGAAAATGCCATTGTCTTGTGAATCTTGATCATTGAACAAGTTAAACATTTGTCTAAATCCGCTAGATTTGACATCTGCTTGCATAAAATCGCCACAAATAAACATTTTACTATTTTCTCCGATACGAGTAATCAAAGTAACAAGCTCTTTGTAAGAAAAATTCTGAGCTTCGTCAGCTACAATTAATTTATCTGCCCAACTTGCACCTCTAAGATAATTTATTGGTTTTGCAGAAAGCAATTCACTCTTTTTTAACCAAACGGCATGTTCTTCAGATACCATTTCGTCAATTTTCTCCCATAATGGAGTGACGAATGGTTCAAATTTATGGTCTGCCTCGCCTGGCAAACTTCCCAAGCCTTTTTCTGCGCTTTCTGCAATACTTCTTACATAAATTATTTCTTTGTTAGTGTCTTTTGCCAATAAATTAATTGCGGCATATACTGACATGTAAGTTTTACTTGTGCCTGCTGGTCCTGCTAGAAAAATTATTTTAGATTCATCAGCTAATGCTAATTCTAAAAATTGCTTTTGCTTATCTGAAAATTTAAAAGGTCTTTGTTTAAAATGAACTTTTTCGTGCTGTTTTGGAGAGATGTTTAAGTCTTTTCCACTTTTGAGAATTGTTTTTTTTGCCATTTTTATATTATAAATTATAGAATAACTTCTTTTATCACAATTCTTCCATTAAGAGTTGAATTTTGAGCAACAGATATTTGTTGAGATGTAATTCTTCCATTTATGTCAAACGATAAAGAGTTATAATTTTCGTCTGGAATGTAGTTGTCTTTTTTACTTAGCGGTAGAAAATAAATATTTGTGGCACCTGGATTTGCTCCAGTTACATCTACTGCAGCTCCTATGTTTTCTCCTTGTACGGTTGTGCTTCTTTCTACTGCAGTTAATACTACTGAGTCTGGAGTTTGTTGTCCCAGTGTATAAATTGGAGTTCTTTGGCAATCTACATTTACTTCTATAGAAATCTTAGTTGATGGTATGTTTGTTGTTGAACCATCCATTTTGGTAGTTAAAGCATGAAGGGATTCGTAATATGGACTCGATGTATTTTTAGGAACAGTTAACGATTCACTAAAACCAGACAATGTTTGACCTTTTAAATCAGTAACATCATAAGATATAAAGTTAGCTGAAACAGAAACTGGTTGATATGGATTTATTTTTACTGAATATCCTTGAAGGTATACTTTTTTAAGCAAGAAATTTGAGAAATATATTTGATGTCCATTACTAAAATCTCCAGTTAGTCCAAAAAATCCTAGCTGATTTTCTTTTTGAATATTTGTAATTGAAGTGTCTTTTTCTATGATTGGAATAAAAGACATTGAGAATTTACCCTCCAAAGGACCAGTTAATGAATAATCATTTCTAACTTGCGTTTTACCTAAATAACGATTTGCAGCTAAATTTGTATCAAGAGATAGACTGGCTTCTGTAGCCATGAATATTTTTGATACATCTTTAGATGGAGCTGTATTTTGTGAAGTAAATTCTGCAAATACTGGTAAATCTGAATATTTTAAAAATGCCATTGACTTATTCCTTTAGTCTTTTTACACTCTTCAGATGACCAAGAGCGTAACTACCAAAATAAAAAAATGTATAGAAATAGCTAGATGTCTAAAAAAGGATAGGCAAACAGGTAGAGCTTTCCATGTAACTTTTGTTTACAACAAGAACAAGTTAATAAGTATAGGAATAAATAATCTTAAAAAACTGCATAGAAGAAATGTATTTGGGGCTTACAAAGGATTTAAAGATAATCCAGAAAAGTATATTGCCTCAATTCATTCTGAGATTGACGCTTTAATTAAGATAGGTAAAACCGATTGCTCTAAGTTTACCTTTGTTAATGTGCGTATTGACAATGAGGATAAAGTTAAAATGGCAAAACCCTGTCAGAACTGTATGAAATGATACGGCGACCACCG